GGATAGTGGATAACATGGGTGTTCCGGAGACAATAACCGAGGTAAAGCTGTTTTGCGGTGTGAAAGAAACCAAGAACTTTTTCGAAATTGATCTGAATGATGTTAAGTTATTCCCGCAGTGGAATATCAGCGGGGGGACAGCGAGTAATCCAAATTGGACGACGTCCAAATGCGGCGCTGCCCTACTATTCAACCACATCGGGAGGAATCTTGCATTTCTCATTGATGGCATTAAGCTGTGGGATAATCCCCTCCAGAATCTCCTGGGGAAAATGATCTCGATGCTGGCGTACAATTTTCTTGATACTATCAATGTAGCTGACTAACAGCTCATTTCTTAGTTGAAAGAGCAAATGATATAGGTGCTGGTAATGCGATAGAAATGGAGCAATTTATGGAGAATGGAAATTTGAAAACACCACAAATAATAGCCGAACTCGACAACCTTGAAAAAGCAGTAAATGAACTTGATCAGGTTGCGAGTAGACTTATGGAAAGGTTACAATCAGCAACAACACCGGTACCCCCAGGACCGATAGTGACTGATAAAAAACAAACTGTTAGTCAATATTCGCAGATTGCAACTCGGATTTCCTGCCAGAACGATAAAATATTAAAAATAATCAATGATCTCAAAGTAACGAGTGAAGATTTAGAAATATGAGAAATTGCGTTACCAGCATTACCACAATAATTTGAAATCAATAAAATAATCAAGGAGTTACTTCAATGGCATGGCAGAATGATGAAGAAAAAAAGCTGGCGACTGATATGCTCAAGAAAAGTCGTGGATACAAGGAGATTCTTGATGCAGTTGCCAATCGCTGTAAAATGAGCGATCTCTACTGTCTGAAGAAGATACTTAAAGATGCGGGCGAGCTTCCCGGAGAACATAGACAATCCAGCCAGAAGGGGAAATCAACCAAGAGAAAATCAAACAAAGGAAACGGCCTTGATAAAGAAATCGAGCAGGAGATTGCCCGGCTTAAAGCTGAGAATGACAAATATGAAGAGCTCATAGATCAATATGACAACAAAAGCACCGAGTTTGTTTGCTATGTGGAAACGAAATTAGAAGGAAATAAAAAGAAGCTCAGACTTCTTGAAGAAATTGCAGCACTTTGAAGAAATGAAGCGGAGATGAACCAGGGATGAGATGAAACCATTGTTGAACATAGATAAATCAAAACTCTTTAAGGAAGATTGTTTAATAGGTATGCAGCAACTTCCGAGTGAGAGTATTGAACTTCTATTCGCTGATCCACCGTTCAACATAGGAAAGAAATATGGCAAGAATGGAGACCGACGTGAAGATTATTATGAGTGGTGCGATAGTTGGATTGAAGAAGGATTCCGATTATTGAAACCGAGTGGAGTGTTCTGTTTGATGACCATATCGAAGCATCTCGGCGAGATATTCCCAATGATGCATAAGCGAGGAGTATTTATAAATCAGGTAATATGGCGAAATGTGAGCGCATCGCATAGTAAACATGGATTCTGGATGAGCTATCAACCAATCTTGATGTACGAGAAAACGGGGAAGTTCAAATTCAATACCTATGTACAGAGACGAACTCAAGATCAAATGAAGACAGTGGGTGGGTTTAAGTCACGTTGGGCAGCAGGGCATAAAGCCCAGGGACAATTGCTGGACTATTGGGATGATATTCGATTCTTAAACGCGGGAAACAATGCTCACCCCGAGGCAATTCTGAGGAAAGGAACATTCTCAAAAGTGCACCCATGTCAAATGCCGGAAGCATTAGTGGGTCGGTGTATAGTTTTCTTCACGGATCCGGGTGATACAATACTTGATCCATTCGTAGGAAGCGGGACAACATTGGTAGCAGCCAGTAAGTTGGGGCGATTTGGAATTGGATTTGAGCGGGAGATAGAGTATTGCAACTTGATTAGGAAAAGAGTTGACCACAATAGGACTGTGTTTGACGAAGTGAATATCAGATGAGAATGCGTGAAAAACAAATAAAGGATTGACTATGGGTATGAAAAGGAAAGTTGCAGAGCTCCATCGAAAGATAGAACGCGAACGGGATAGAAAACAGAAAATGTATCAATCTGCATCGGAGGCTCTGATATGGTGGGGAAGGACAAATGCACTTGCAGAGAAGATTATGAAGCAAAGCCTCGGGGTAATCCAAATTGCAACTGGAAACCGACTGAAGCTCATGGAGTGGTTTATGATTTGTCCGTTTAAATGGATAGGCCGGTTGGCAGAATGGTTGATGAAGTTATTCAATAAGAAAGATATTTGGCTGGATACAGCGATTTACGAAGCACAGTTCCAACGTTGGCAAGTCCAGCGGCTTCTCGGAGATGCAAAGTCATACACAGTAGAAGAAATGGCAGGTAAACTCGAAGTACCAGTAGCGGTAATCGAGGAAATACTCAAAGAGATCATGGAGGAGAAAGATAAAAACGGTTTAAAGGAAGAGGCCACGGCACCACAGGGAAAAGTGTCAGTGCAATCACGAAAGACTGAACCGACAATCGAAGAGAAGAAACAGAGAATATTGCGCGAGACAGAGTCGAATGAAGAAATATTGGCACCGGAATCCGCAGTGATACGAGAAGGATTTGATCCATCACCCACAGGTCCGGATTTCGGGACAAAATTGGAAGGAGGAAGGATTCGATGAATGAAACGCTTGAAGTGAAGCTTGAAGAAATGATATTGAAACGGATCGATAAGCCGACGATCATCTTGATTAAAACGCAGCGGAATATAACTGCTGCAGAAATAGTGAGATTCCGAGATGAAATTAAACGTTTAGAACCTTTACTTAAGGAAATCCCAATCATTGTATTATCAAAGGACATGGAGTTTATAAATTCTAATCAGATGAGACACATATGGAGGCAAGTATTACGAGCAACATGGATGTATTTGCGATATATATACAATCAGCGAAAGATTCAGGTTGTAAACAGCTTAAAAGGTTTTTATTCATACTGTAAAATCGAATTTTCAAAGTTATAAGGGGAGAAGGGGAATATGTTAGAGCTCGATGAACAAGTAGCGGGGAACCTGGTAGAAAGTCTGGTAAAATCAAACACGGCAGTGGTTGAGGAAATCGACAAGGATCCAAAGCTCAAAGCTCAATATGAGCAGGACATGTCGGAATTGCAGATGGTGAAGAAGGAAGGCGAGAAGCTGACTGCACTTCTCTACGAGAGTTTACTTTTAACGACACAAGAAGATGAAAAATACAAATGGATAGATATTGCGAGCGGCCGCGACATTCCTTATCGTTATTTAAGACGTGCAGGGGAGACGGAAATACCGGCAATGATAAAAAACTTGCGGCGGCTGCAGTTGACGGAATTTGCCGAACTATCCAGCTCCCGTAAATATGGACGGGATACCGGATTCAGTCTGGAATGGAAGAATCCGAACTTCAAACCCAATAACGATCAGAAGGCGGAACTTGAACAATGGGAAGCCAGATTTCAACAGAAACTGTTTTTCCCTGCCGGCGATACAAAACCCAGTTTAGCAAAATTCTTAGGTCAGATGTACAATGATTTTTTTGATTTAGATGACATTACGATCCGAATATATCGCGATGGATTGAACAATCCTATCGGACTGCAGCTTGAAGACCCATCCCTATGGAGACCTATTATACCGAAAGTCAGGCATTATCCCTTGCCGCGTGTTGACGAAGATTTGCTGGACCTGGTCGATCGGAAGGATCAGAAAGATATCGAACTGCCGGAAAAGGAATACGTGATGATAAAGGGTGATGAGAGATGGCAGGCCGTGACCCGGGATCATCTCATAAAGTCTCACTTTTTCCTACGTACAGAATACACAAAATGGCGGCGGGGTTATTCGGTCATGGAGCAGTCAATCAGAATTGCTACGATAATCCTGAATGCGATCGTATATAATGCTTCGAATTTCTCGACGAATAGGACACCCATGGGGGTGCTGGCTATGACCGGTGGCATGTCGAATCCCCTGCAGCTGGAAAAACTCAAGAAGATCCTCTGGGCAACGATGACCGGCGTAGGGAACCAGCGGCGCTTACCGATCATTGGAGTTCCGGAAAAGGGTGATGTGAAATGGGTGAATATCCATTCGTCACCGAAGGAGCTGGAATTCTATACCGGCCTTACACTCTTTGTCAGTATAGTCTGCGCACTCTCTGGAACGAATCCCAACGAACTGGGAATTGCGAGTTTCCAGGATGCGATGAAGGGAAACAGACTCAACGAGGAGAACAAAGATGGTGTATGGAAGCAATCCAGAGATAATGGATTAAAAACTTTTGTGAACCACGCTGAAAACACATTGAATACACTCACCACATCCGGAGTAACGATATTTGAAGAGATCACCAGACTACCGGTGAAGGTAGGATTTAAGGGTTTGGCCGATGAGGATATGAAGGCAAAGATGGGTGTCAATAAACAGCGAATATCTATCGATACATCTATCAATGATATCCGGCACGAGAACGGCGAAAAAGCGGCAAAGCTGATGCTCGGAGATATAAATGTTTACGATATGCCAGCGATCGACAGTGTAGCGATACAATCATTCATCCGGATGATAGGGCAGCAGAAGCAGCAAGAGGAATCGGGAAAGCAGCAGGCGACGATGCAACAGCAACAAGTTGGAGAACCAGGTCAGGGGCAGGATAATAAGTCAAGCCAGCAACAGGGTGGAGAAGATCAATACAGCGAGAAAGATAGGCAACTCATCGAGCAATATGGAGAGCCGGAAAACAGTAACAATGAATAGTCGGCAATGGCGAAATATTTTTAGGAGATATAATGTGGTTTAATCGAAGGCCACATGTATGTGAAAAAGATTTTCGGAATGCTCTGTTGCTGATTGCCAAAATGAAAACAACAGCAGAGAGAAGATTGATATCTAACGAACATGTGCTTGATGATCTAATCTATATGGTGAGATACTACCTGAAAACGCATCCTCAAAAAGGAGAGTAGTAATTCTGTGGAAAGAATCTATAACAGAAAGAGCAGGAAGCCATCGACATCGGAGGCGAAATGTAATTGTCCTATGGAATCACTGACATTTTTTAAGACCATAGACGGATTTGAAAATTTGTCAGTTGACGGAATGCGGCTTGCTCATTGCTATGTACATCATGAGACACGAAAGGTAAACCGGGAATTAGCAGCAAGCATTGAGCGCAAAAAGAAGGATAATTTGGCAGAGGAGGGGATCGGTGATGTACAAGATCGAGTCACCGGAGTGCGGGGACAGGGTATTTTGTTTGGAGTTTAATTGCGGGGCTATAGTTGAGCATATTCATAAAGATGAAGATGAGACCTTGTATGATTTACGACTTGAAAGAAGAAAGAATCAATCAGCAGTTTTGGTCAAATGTAAAAGACACGATTTTATTTACCCACCACCATTCATGGTAAATACCAGAAGGAGATTGATCGATGAATAACAAACCGGGGAAAGTCGCCGCTAAAGTCATGGCATTTGTCGGTATACCTGTCCTGATTTTGGGAGCATTCTTCCTTGGAAGATTACTTTCATCGAAATCGGATTCTGTGTCTACAACCACAGTTCCATCTCATTCCGATTCCGCACAAACTGTCCAGCTCATTAAGGAGAATAATGAACTCAAAGATAAATTGACTGCGATGGAGAAATTAACCGGAACCAAAACAGAGGCCCATCCATCATCCGGGACGATCGGGAAGCCGCCAGCCAATTTTATGAGGCCGGATACGGTATGGATTCCGGTCCCTGACACGACCTCCAAACCGTCGTCCGGTAGAACACCGATTCTTGTGCATAAGCAGGATTTTCCCATCGGTATATGGTTCAATAACAGCGGACTTATTGTCAATACTATTAATCCATATCTGCAGGCAATCGATTCACCATACTTCAAGCAATACCGATTTCCCAGACAGGAAAATGATTTCACTTTGGCATCGGTTGAAGGTCAGACAACAGAAAATCTCGACGGTCTTATCGTGTATTGGATGAAGCCCATTCTGAGATGGGGCGGAATAGATGGCGAGATAGGATATGGTTTTTATAATCGCCTGCATCTGAGTATAAATGCGAAGATCATGATTCTGGATCGGGTTGAATTATTGCCTACTCTTCGTGCAACCCGGGATGGGGTTGACGCTGAGGCTAACGTCAAATTTAATCTATGGGGAGGTAAGTGACCGAAGAATACGATCGTGATAAGCTTCATGAATCGAATGACGATCTATGGCGGAGGATTATCCGTATACCTTGCGTATGCGAACGCTGCGGGAATGAGGGAGAGGAAAAGGATTTCGAAGCGGATCATATTGTAACACGTGGTAATTTGAGACTAAGATGGAATTTGTTGAATGGAATATGTTTGTGCATCGGGTGTCATAAATACAAACATGAAAGCAGTATAACGGAGATTGAATACCAAGTCTGGTTCAGAAAAACATATCCGGAAAGATGGCGTTATCTGCAGGAACTAAAGAATCAGTTGGCAGTGGATGTGGATCTTGAAGAGGTAAATAAATATTTGAGGATTCAGCTCATAGAAGCACAAAAAATAAAGAAGATTTTTGAAGGACAAATAACGGGAGAAGGTCTATGAAATTGACGATCACAGCATTCGGTAAAAACGTGTTCAACATCGAGGTAGAGAAGTCTATCCACGCACAAGATCTACAGAAAAGGAGAAATGCATTCTCACAGGAAATGCGGATTCTCAAAATGCAGAAAACCGGACAGCGGGGTGTGGCAGGTAATGTATACAACAATTGTGTTTTTGGACAACCATTCCGTATCAATGTTCCGGTAACACCACAGACAGTTAACGGTACCAAAGACGAAGCGATCAACAGAGTAATAACATCGACCGGCCTTCCAAAGGAAGTTGTAGAGCGGATGGTTGAAGCATGGTTGCAATATTGGAATGACAAGAATCAGAGTTCTGCCGAATGACAACATCTCTTAAAATATCGAAGGAGGCTTTCCGGAAGCTACAAACTCAGCCAGGCGGTATGCAACACCTTGAAGAGTTACGAGTGATCGAGAAGCAATTTCATTCTTCTTTCGAACTGAAAAAGTTTTATGAATCACTGAATAAGCATCTTGCAGATAGATTGAAGGAAGGCGCGATACCCACACTTCAAGACCTTCAGGAAATCGATTCATTCACACGAAAATATTTCTATGGAAAAATGCCGGAGATAGAGATGTGGTTAGTGCGGGGTTTTGTCATCGGCAAATTGATCGAGAAGGCTGAGACTCTACCACCGCCACCCCGGAAAGTTCTGGATATTGAAAAGCTTCCCACGCGGGTGCGAGATGCTGCACGAGATTACAAGCTTACAGTACGTGAGACAAGGGCTTTAGAATGGAATGTTTCAAACGGCGCCAAGAGTTTGACGAATGCTACCAGCCGGACCGTCGGCAGGGTGCAAGAACTCCTGTACGATAATCTGAAAAATCGTGGTAGCATACGTGATTTTCGCCGGGCACTGGAAACAGAGTTCTTTGATGATGAACACGAGTTGAATCGAGATTGGAAGCGAGTTGCAATTACCGAGACCAATGCTGCGTTCAACAATGGATATCTGGTCCAGGTACCACCGAGTGAGTGGGTGATTGGGATGTCCCTGATTAATTGCTGCCCACAATGTAGCCGGCTAATTGACGGGAAAATATTTCCCGTGATAGAGCCTGCAGAAGATATGACATATGATAATCTTGATCCGGAGAGCAAGGAATATAAAAAAAGATCATGGCTGTGGGCCAATACAGTATGGACGGGGAAGGACAACGTAGGCCGGAGTCCATCGCCATATAAAAAGATGACCGGTGAAAATGGGGAACCCGTATTAGTTGAGAGAGCACACTATGAGTTGTACATGCCATCGATCCCCTGTCATCCTTATTGTCGTTGTCGTTGGATTCGTCTGAAACCTCTGAATCAATACATAGAAAATGGCAACATCCGGATGAGAGCCATGGACGAGAAAGCATGGGAGAAATGGTACAACGCCGATATCATCACAAAACTCACCGAACTAAAACAGCACGGTATAGAACTATGACCACAAGGCGGGGATTACTGATAATAATCTCAGCGATTGCCTTGTTCGCCATTGGTGTAGTTTTCGGTTACAAATTACGGGAAATATCTGCAGAGCCAAGAGTTGTTTATAGGTTTGTCAGTCTTACTGGAAAACACAGAAACTTATCGGGAAAGTCGGTAGAAGGGAAAGATATCAAGTTGGGGCGGATAGATTCCTTGCAGCTGTTAATGGTGCAGCATGAGGAAGAGCTGAGGAGATTTATGAGGCGGTGATGGATAATACAATAAGAGTATATCCTCCACAAAATTATGAATCATCATTTCAGTATGTCGATGTCGAGAAAGGGCAGCAGGTAAGATGGCTGTATTGCCGTAATGGAGATAAAAAGATAATCTACGGTTATGCGATACTCAAGAAGAAACCGCGAAAGGTGAAAAGAGTTTAATGCAATGTGATACAAAGAAATATTTTGCTGGGCCGGTGCAAGGTGATACATTATCACGCGGAATTGAACTCTCGACAAAACAGACAGATAGTTCCATCCCATTGATACTCAAGAGTCATGAAGTCGGATTCATAAATGGAAGACCGTATTTACTTGTAGATAAAACAATAGATACTTTTCTCGGTTCGGCGCCATCCAGAGAACACGGGAATGTATATTTTTTCAAGAGTGAGAATGATTGCATTATCGTCAGCGATATACAGGGGACGATTTTGGAAATAGCCGGCAGTTGGTTACAGAAGGGCGCGAAGACCAATGAGGGTCCGGTGATCGAGTGCGGTGATCAAGTGGCGCTGGTTGATACTGAGTCAGGAAGAAAAGTTTTTCGGAAAAGCCAATTGCGGCCGGTCAATGATTATCAACGAGAAGCACAGAAAATTGGGGAAGCTACAGATTTCTTTATAACATTGCGGAAACGCCTTGAACCAAACACGCAAGAGCCTATCACATCGAAAGTGAAAATCGGATTCAGTGGGGGAAGATTCAAGTTAAACCTGAATCCGGAAATACAGCCAGCCGAAGGTACTACGAAACAATTTGGGCCGAATGATACCCGGAAATTGATGCGGACTCCGGATGGTGCCATGCGCTGGATGAATGCGGATGAGGAAAAGAAGGAGCTGGAACGCCGGCAGCAAAAGAAGACAGGTGAAGTTCAGAATGAAGGGATTCAAAGACCTGCAGCCCAATTTCGAATCGGTCAAGAAATACCATACAAAGGTGAGAAGGTGCAGGTTATAAGTTATGCAGAAAACATCGTGGCATTCAAGAAAGAAGATGGGACAACAGGAACTTTGAAAGCAACGGAATACGATCATGATGCAGAAAGTAAAGCCGCTGCGAAAAAGCAATCAGTCCAAACATCTACAGAAGCCAAAAATAAGCAGCATGGGAAAATGACGGAAATCTATCAGCAGAATGCTCTCGATGAAAAGCGTCGACGTCAACAGGAGAGAGCACTTCAATTCGAACCTCATCCTTCGTCAGAAGGGGAAAAATATCGGGAAGAAGTAAACCGGATACATAATGAGCAAATATTGACACCGGAATACAAGCAATTCAAAGAACAACTTCCGGCAGGCTGGAATCAGCTGGATGATTTTAATTTTCAAAAGGAAGTAGAGTGGGAGCAGGAAGGCTGGTTCAAGATACATTTTACAATGAATCGGACCTGGATTCCGGAGAAAAAATCGTATACGGTTTCGTTTAATGACCGACCGATTCATTTGACTTACAAAGGTGAAATTCAGGAGTTAGTCGACATCGATGGTGATGATATCGTTTTGAAGGCTGGGAATAATGAAGTACGGATCAATCAGTACGATCTTGATAAGTATAGAGGAACTTTACTCCTGGATGAAGACGGGAATGCGACGGTCCAGAAAGGTGAGAAAGAACTTGGTGAACTCAGTATGGAAGAAGGCATTACCCAAGCAGATCTCCTGAAACCAGGGACAATCAAGATTATCAATGACGAGGTATGGAAAAGGATAGAGCCGGCCGCCGGTGCGCGATATATCGATGTTCGTCTTGGTAAGGTTGCTACAGGTATTACCGTATACAAGCATGGTCATGAAATTGGTGTAATAGATGGTAATCGGAGGACTAATATAGTCCTGAATAAGAACACACGCCGTAATGTCGATAGTGATAAATTGGACGATGAATCGAAGAAGATGAGGCGATTAGTTGTTGGACTTACTGGCAGATTAAGAGAAGAACAAATTAAGAATATAGATGTCGATACAGCGAAAGCCAGAATCGAGGTAGGGAAAGAGAAAATAGGACGGAAACCGATCGATGCTGGAATGTACAAAGACGTCTTTGATTCCTTTATCAATGACGGGGGGGAAGGGATCGATGAACAACTTGCAGAGGCTTATGGTCGGCCGGAATGGAAGGCAACAATTCAATCTCTGGCAGAGAGAATGAAGGTGGCAGATAATCAGCAGGGCCGGGAGATCGATGCATTCAATGCTTTGTCGAAGAGCGGAATTCTGAAAGAAAAACCTACAAACAGAACAACATCCGAACATATAGATGCAGCTGAAGATTTTCTACGACAGCACCGAAACAATTATCTCCGCGATAAGCTTAGAACAAAGATTGGTGAAGCGCGTACAAGCGGAACCCAGGGTAAGTTTGAATGGGGGGAGACATCGGAGATTCCGGAAAATGCTAAAGCTGTTGTCGAAGAGCCGTTCAAGATTCGAGATAGTAGCGGAAATAGTTACCACGTGGTATATGCTTTTGTGCCTATGGACTCGGTAGTTGAATCCCATAATATCGAAGGTCAGGAGAATGCAGAACATCCCAAGGAACTGCAGGCAAGAAAAAGAAGTGACGTGCACGCCATAACCCAAATGCAGAAGATTGCGGCCGATATCAATGACGATGTGGTTACGGACAATGCCGATGCTACCCGTGGTGCACCGGTGGCCTTTGCCCGTGATGGGAAAGTCTATATCATCCAGGGGAACGGCCGCAGCGCAGGCATTAAAGGTACAAAAGGCGAACAACGAGAGAAATATTTCGGTATGATACTCGATAAGGCGAAAAAACTTGGTGTATCAACTGATAAACTGACTGAAAACGACATGTTAGTCCGGATATTGACGCCGATGCATACTTATGAAGATGCACGCCGGCTGTCGGCATTCGGTCAGAAGAGTGCAGCTCTCCCACAGACCGAGGTCGAAGAAGCCCGGGCATTCCAGAATGCACAACGTATACCATATGATTTCCGTATCAATCTTGAAGGGATAGGGAATAGATCGATCGATGAGAATAATGTTGGAACGTTCATCAGGAACAATCCGCAACTCTATCAGGAGATATTGAAAGATTCCGGATTAGCCCGGGAAGCCGTTGAGAGCCATCCATCGGTACAAACAAAACTTGTAAATACTGCAATGCTGGCCCAACTCAAGAGTGATTTCATCGAGGATATCAGCAGTCGCGATGACAAGACACATCGTCTTGTACAGCAGCTGGCGCCGGCTCTGGCAGACAACCAGAGAGCCGTGGCCGAAGGCCAAGTACCCAACTATGCAGATCTTCAATCCTTACTCGGCCGTGTTGTAAAATCTTACGATAATCTCGGTGCTGGAACAAAGTCATTGATGAATATCCGGGCCGGTAATGTGGAATTCCTGAATGATGATCCGCAGGCAATGAATCCCGATACACTTATCCATCGAATGAGACAAGAAGATCTGCTATCCACAGAGAAGAAAGAAGAGAATCTTTTCCGGGATCCGCTGACAGTTGTTGGGATGATAGCATATCACCAGGCAATGAATCCACGGATTGGAGAGGATAACCGGAATAAATCATTAAACCAATTCGCATTGAAGATACGCAGGTTCTCGGATGCGCTGAAAACACTTAATCAAAATCAGAATGATATTTTCGGGGCTCTCAAAACAGATGAACAAAAGAAAGCAGAACAGTATCGGGATGTTGTGGCAATTGCTGAACGGACCCTATTGGAGAATAAACCTTATCGGGCCGGAGAGGAACAATTGACAGCCGATGAGCAAATAGCGGCAAAGGAACAATTTGGTGCATTCGATGTATATCGTAAAATGGAAAAAATTGCAAGACAGTATGGTTTCGAATTAGCGAATGAAAAAGGCGTATTGAAGAAAAGTATTCGTCGATTGATAAGATTTTTTGGCGATCGGGATAAAAAGGCGATCGCCCTGTTTCGGAAATCAATGGAGAAACCAACGGCGGGTGAACTTTCAGCTATGGTCGAGGAAGCAGCCGAACAGACCGATACCCACCCCACCGAAGAACAGAAGAAAGCCGGCAATTACCAAAAAGGACATGTTCGATTATATGGCCTTGATATCACTATTGAAAATCCGAAGGGGTCATTCCGCAGTGGCGTAAGCAAACAAGGCAAGAAGTGGGAAACTGAATTGAAACATCACTATGGCTACATAACGCGTGTGAGAAAAACAAAGGATGAATAAGATAATGCTATTTCTAAATCAAATATTTTTGTTTGATGAGATATTTTCGGACACAAGGAGGTGTGACGTCAAGTTGTTTGGCAATTTGAGCGATCGGGATTCCTTGCTTAAAAAGTTTTACACCAGTTTTTGTGTCCCATTTATATTTTCCCCAGCGGAGATTAATTGTGGACAATCCTTTTCGTTTAAACACTTTTATAATAGTACCATAATTGACATTGAAATGTTTTGCAATATATGCAAAGGATTTTCCCTTCTCACGAAGTCGAAGGGCTTCATCAAACGACCAAGATCGTCGTTCACCTTCATGAATAATGGACATATGTTTGGATTGAGTAACAATTTCAAGATTGGAAGCTATATTATTCAAGCCATTGTGATCTTTATGATGGATAAGTTCATCACATCGAAGGGTTCGTCCAATAATTTTTTCCATGATAACACGATGGGCAAGACGCTGTTTACCATTTACTCTAATAAGCAAATAAAAAGTATTACCTAATTTACGAATATGTCCACCAAGATTTGGGCGTCCCATTTCAATATATCCTTATTTGATGATCGCAATGTAATGATTGGTTTCTTTAAAAGCAAACTGATTAGGTTGATAATATGAATAAATTGAAAGCAAAAGATGGAGATGCTATCGATGTTTTCATTGGGGATGATCTTGATAGCATGAATGTGTTCATCGTTGATCAAGTGGATCCCGAAACACGTAAGTATGACGAGTGTAAAGTGATGATCGGCTTTAAAACCTTCAAAGATGCCAGGGAAGGATACCTTGCCAATTATGAAGAGGGATGGGAAGGTATCGGAAATATCACGAGAATGTCGATCGATGATTTTAAGAACTGGTTGAAGAACGGGGATACCACAAAAAAGGTGGCAGATGTATTGAAGTCATGGTTCAAGACTCTATTCAAAGGAGGTATGCAGCAAGATTTATTTGGGCAACGGAACTCTGGATCTACAATCGGCACCACGACGTCTCCATCATCCAGAAAAGCAAATCGAATGCTCGGTGTTAATTGGGGACGGTTCGATACTGAAAGGCCCGGGCATAAATATATCAGAAGATATCGTGATAAGAACGAGAAATGGATTTATGTTTACAAAAATCCGGAGGGCCATGAATTCGAAGGTGATGAGGAAGGAAATCCTATTCCACGACATTATGATTGGAAAGAGGGAGATAAAGTCAATGTCAATGGAACGACGGCCAAAATAAAAAGTATTGGCGACAAGACACTTGTGCTTGAAGATGAAGACGGGAAATCATTCACGGCAAAGATTGATGATGTAGAAACGCATGATGAGCAGCAAACGCGATTACGGAAGGAAACAGATCAGAGTAAATGGAAAAATATTATTGATAAACTGGAAAAAGAGCCAAAATCACTGAAGGAAAAAGTGGAAGGAAGACTGAATGAAAAACAGGAAGGAAAACAATATAGGGATGCAGGTGAACGAGTAGGAGGGAGTAAAAAGGAGATTGCAGCCATACGAATATTATCGGCGGGTGATCTTGATAAACTTGACAATGCAACCGCATACAGAGTAGTGACCAAAGAACGGATACTATCAGACATTGATGCTGAAGCTGAGAAAGCAAATGGGGTTGAAAGCGGAGCTGCATACCTGAAAAAGAAATTACGTGAAGCGGTGAATTCCCGGCCACCAAATACACCGGAAGACAGGAAAAAATTTGTTGAACTAACACCAAAAATATTCGAGAAGATAGATGCAGCAAAGACAGTAGAAGAGCTTCAAAACATTAGCAGAAATATGTTTGAAGCTTTTCTGGATTGGGGAACAAGAAAACGAGCAATTCTTTACAAGGACGACAAGAGCGGAGATGTTTCAAGGTTGCTCGGTAAGGAATTTCTGAATCTTATTGGACGGAATAGCGATTCAGCGAAGGAACATTGGGTGAATGCAATATTGATGAACTCATTCGACAAAGAAACATCGGATAAAGAGTATAAACAACATGTAGAAAGTAGAAAAAATACCATCGAAATAAATAAAAAACGGATGGATGAATATACTCCAGAGCAATGGGAAAATTATTTTAAGTCTGATCCCGTAACATCAATGGTATTCACACGAAAACAATTAGCCGATGAAAAGAAAAACAATCCAGAAAAATATCAGCAGGCCATTGAAGATTATAAGAAACGAGAATATAAAAGTAATGAGCAAAGGAATGAAGCTTTAACCTATGAAAAATGGTTAGAGAAACGACCGCAATATAAGCCGCGTGAAGCCGACTGGACATGGGCAGACGAGAAGGATAAAAAAGCAATTGATAAACGGAAAGCAGAATTGAAGATACATGACAATCCACCACTTGCTTTTATAAAGCGAACAAATGGAAGAGAAGTAAAGGATTCAGACATCACAGTAGATGCAATCAAAAATAAATATGGATTTAAAAGTGTTCAATTCGGGCATTATGTAAAAGATGTTGAAGCCAAAGAGCATGTAAGACATTTTATTGAAAGTATGAACGATCTTGAGGATGCAATTGGAATCGACATTAAAAAAATGAATCAACTATCAGGATTGAGTATAGCATTCGGAGCAAGAGGATCGGCTGGATCCTTAGCACATTATGAACCGATGGCGAAAATAATCAATTTAACAAAAACAAATGGCGATGGTACAATAGCGCATGAGATATTCCACAATTTCGATCATTTATTAGGTGGCATGAAAGAAGGAACAACCAAGGAGAAAGTATATTTATCACAACAAGGGAAAGAGAATCAAAGTAAGACTTCTCAGGCAATGCAGGAAGTATTGGAAGTAATAAAGAAAGGTGATAATTCGGTTAAGGTTGAATTCAAACCGAACGAACATCAGTATACCTATAAAAGCATTCAACAAAACTGTGAAAATAAAGGATATGAATTTGCAAAACAGGAATTACTACGATATGCTAAAGACCCAAATAATTTAGGCGGCGCAGAAGACTATTTTAAATACCTTGCAACATTATCGAAAAAGCCAATAGAGATTTCTTTCCCAAGCGGGAATTCTAAATACTATGATGGAGCTAAAAGTTTTAAGAGTACCTATTGGCAAAGTGATGTAGAATTATTCGCACGAGCGGCGGAAACATATGTTCAAGATAAACTTGCAGGCAATGACATGTATAACAATTATCTTGTTGCCGGGAACAGTATTCAGCAACCAGACAAAAAGTATGATTCAACTACGCTTCAACTTACTTATCCCCAGGGAGAGGAAAGAGTGAAGATCAACGAAGCATTTGATAAACTTATACAGGCAGCAAAAGAAGAATTGAACATAGGCATAGCAAAGAAGAAAGAGGGAAAGCGGATTTCGAGTGAAATCCAAATGCAGAAAAGTCTCTATAATCCAAATATGTTCAAAATAGATTTTCATTTATTAAGTAATTTCATTGATTCATGAGATTTTAATTATAATAAAATTATACATAGGGAGGAGATTTTTATAATGCAACCAATTCAAGGAGCACCCGCCGAATTAAATAGTATGTTGAAAGAGGTCTATGAGTCAGCACTTAAGACCTACGATGGAGATGAAGAAATGGCTTCAAAGACTGCTTATTCCGCAGCCGAAAAAGCCGGTTGGTATAAAGGGAAGGATGATAAATGGCAAAAGAGAAAGAAAGTGGAAAAGAGTATTACAAATGTCAGTTTTGAAAAATTAGGATTCGGGATCGATGAATTAAACAAGTCAATTCATAAGCGTGAGGATGTGAATCCACAACGCGGAAAAGAAGAATATGGAGACGTTGAATTCGCCGATGAAAGGAATAAAAAATATCCGATCAATGACGAAGGACATATTCGTGCTGCATGGAATTACATCAATAAGGAAAAAAATGCAGCCGAGTATCCAGCAGAAGACGTTGCCAAGATCAAAGCGAAAATAATTGCAGCATGGAAAAAGAAAATCGACAAAGCCGGACCGCCAAGCGCCATACGCAAATCATTTTTATTCAATCTATTTAAGAGTAAAAAACATGAAGTAATTATACCAAAGATCGGTGATAAGATGATGATGGATGGGAAAGAGTATATCTTCCTTGAATCTACTCCAGGTGAACCTAAATGGCATAGTCCGGAGGAAGTGGATAACCTCGTGGAGAAATCTGAAAATATCGATCCACTCTCCCTGTCAATAACACAAAAAATCATCGAAGAGAAGAAAAAAGAAAAGGAAGATCACAAACAATCATCGGATCCATCTGACGATCCTTCAATGGAAATAAAAGAGCCATGGCAAATGACGAGAGAGGAGTTCGAAGAAGCGAAAAATAATGGTGAAGATGTCAGCGGATGGAATAATTCGAACGATAGAAGTCTTTATGAGGATTTGATTAAACGAGTTGATTTTCTTGAAAAGGAAGAAACAGGCGGACGTAGAGAGCGGGCCAAAATACTGAGAGATGCGGCCCAAGCTATTATTGATATATGGGATGAAAAACATGATCATCAATCGCAAATTAAACAGGCGATCTCCGAAGGAAAGAATGTACCAGCCGATGTGTTGAATGATTATAAAGACACCATCAAGAAGGATATTAACACGCCGAAGGTTATTGCGAAATCGATGTCCGCAGAAGGAGATAACACAAACTCCAACATAGAATCATCGACCGGCAATTGGGAGAAGGGCGAAAAACGGTCATTCGCATTCGATCCGAATTCGACTGAGAATGAAGGCCGTTTCAGACTATTGCCTCCGGATGCAATTCAGAAAGATTCTTACTTCCGGACAAAATCAAAAACTGATGGGATATCATTTGTCAAAGGGAAACTTATCGGAAGTGATAAAATAGTATACCAGGCGATTCGATTCGACAAAAACATTATTCCCGAAGATGAAGCTGCAAAATGGTGGGAGAAGAACAAGTCGAAATTCAAACCAGGCTGGGATGTTATAACAAAGCCAGAAGATCAAAAATAGAATCATCAACAGAACAACAACAGTCTTGAAAAGAATGGATTAATTCAATAGTAAACAAATATTGATCAGCCTCAACGGAGTCAACGAGCAAACCTCGTTGCGAATAACGGACCAGATATTCGCGGCGAGGTTTTTTTATTTTTAAAAGGAAGATATGCCGAAATACTCAGATGATACGCTGGAATCATGTGAAAGTGTTGAAGAAGTGATCAGTACAGTAATAACCGATCCAGAGAAGAGGTACCATTTTTTAGTGAGCCTTTCGAAAGTTCTCAATATTCGAAAAGGAGTAGTTTGTTTCCGCCCTTATATCCTCCATCATCGCCGGCGTGCAGTGCAAGAACTTTTTAATGGTGATAACCAGGATGAAATAGCGCACCGCCTGGGAGTATCGATAAAGACTATAACAAACGATATAAAACGCTCTTACGAACACCATCCCCGAAAAGTGGTATCCTAAAAAAAGCCATTATCGGGGTTATGATTTCCAGCCCAATTTATACATTTCGTTAATCAAATCCCATAGGTAGGACAGGATCCCGGATGAAAATTGGTGACACCTTCAAAATAGCTGCGTTTTTTGATTTCGATATGCCTTTACAAAAGTCGGAATTGGGCATCCATCTCCCGGATGATGACTATATCATCAAAGGTCGGATGCTTAATCGCGTGAAGGATGTGGCGGGCGAAAGACCAATCATCCCAGAAATGGACTGGTCTTATTTTGATACAAATGGATTTGTAAAGTATGAACATGATCCGATCGAAACGACGATCACCAAATCCGGAACTGTAACAACCGTCGTCCGTCCGGATCCCGAGAATATTATCGGAGCTCCTTTAAAACGCTATCGAATCAATGATCAAGAAGAGCATCTTATCGGAGCTCTATTTCCGCAGATGGATAATGCACAGAAGGTTGTAAAGTTAATCAAAGCCCTCCGAGACCACAACTCAAGATTTCCAAACAATCAACGAACAATCGGTTTTTCAATCGAGGGAAGATATACAAAAAGGTTGGCCAGTGGAGATTATGCGGGTAAAGTTATCAATGTTGTTGTAACACCGAATCCCCAGGAAGTAACAACGTATCTGGAGCAAGCGCAAAAATCGAATTTGGCTCTTGTGAAATCGATGGAAGCCGGATATGGAACAAATCCAGATTCGCAAACGGGAGGCGGAGCGCTTCGAAAAGAAGATTTAGAAGGTGCAAATTCAAATAAACATTCAAAGTCAGGGGAGAAATCTAAAATGGAAAAATTCAGTTCACGCCAGGAAGCGTATACGGCCTTCCGTAAGCAAGGGAAGAATCATGAAGATGCTTTGAAAGCAGTGGAGGAGCATTTCGCAAAAAAGGCCCAGGCACGCGCTGACTGTGGGACATCATGCGAGAAAAGTTTAACATCGGCTCTCGATAATTTCAAGAAGTCGATTGATGGTCTTACGGCGTTCCAGTCGAGTCAGGAGCAGCGTGCGATCGAAGTGGCCTCAGCTGATGCTGAGATCAAGAAATCGATCGTGACAATGGACGAGAGCAAAGAGATCGACGGCGCGAAGTTCATCGGTACGGTGGGTAAGGTCACATCAGCGGTAGCCACCATGGTCCGGGAAGGACAAGTGGAACTCGCGAAATCGATAAGCTCGATCGCTGCAGGGCTCTCGGAGATCACGAACATTCTGAAGAGCATGGATGGACGAGTATCTACTCTCGAAGAGGGGGTCGATGCTGCGAACGAGAATGTTGCCCGGGTCGAAGTAGGCTTGAAAAAGAGCCAGGCCGGAATCAGTCTCATTGATAAGGGCGCAGTAAAGGTGGAAGGCGCCGATAACGATGATACGCCGAAGGGTATTGCGCTTCTGAAATCAGTATCCTCGATCAAGATGCAAAGCTATCTCGTTGATCGGGGTGCCGTGGAAACCGATCAGCACAAACGGCGCGAATATTTCTCGGCCCAGGAAACGATTCGGACGATGGGGGTCGTTGCGTTGTCGAAATCGATCCAAGATGAGCTGGTCTCACACTTTACGACGAGCTAAGTGGGGGCTCGGAATATTTCATTTCCCGCGAGGGATGGGTTGAGACGAATTAACTTTTTCTATCACAATAAGTCAGGGGAGCAGTTATGGACGAGTTATTTTATCCTGGCGATATTGAAGATATCGCAGGATCCGGAAAAGGCGCGGAGGGGCTGGGCGATGTTGTTGGTTTTGCCGACATCATTAAGGCCCAAAATCCGTTGTCTGAACTTCGCAAAGCATTAGAAGCCGGTTATGGTACCGGTCCCGACACGCAGACGGGGGGCGGGGCGCTGCGTATCGAGAGTCTTGAACCAAACCTCAAGAACCTTACCTACACCGAGGAATCAACAACCCTCATTAATGATCTACTGAAGGACAAGAAGAAAGCTGAATCCACGGTCGAAGAATATTCGACGATCGATGAGATCGGAGAAGCCTTTACATTCGGCGAAGGTGGACTTCCGGCGTCGGAAGACGATTACTACAGCCGTCGTTATGAATTGATTAAGTACGTCGGTTCGGTAGGCCAGGTTTCAAATCCGATGCTTGCGGTCCGACCATTGGCGCCGGCGCGTGAACGTGAAATCAAATCGAAGATGTTGGCCATCAAACGAAAGCTCGATATCCTTTCATATTTCGGGGATAAGACATTGGTATCCACGGAATTCAATGGATTACTGGCTGCCGTTATTCAGGCCGGATTGAGCGAATCGACGGGCCACATCATTGATCTGCGTGGTTATCAGCCGCGACTTGAAGATTTCAATCAGGGCATCCAGGTACTCGAAAACATCACCGGTTATACCGGCAATGTCCGTTGTTATCTTTCGCCATTTGCGAAGAATCAATACAAAGCGACATTGCTGAAGGACAAACGCTATGTTGTCGGTGGTGGCGTGAAAAGTACCAGAGATGCAGAGATTGAAGGACTGAAAGCAAATCTTATTATCCATGACGACGGTGAAGCTCCGATTCGGAAAGATATTTTCCTGAATCCTCGGAAATATCCGCGACGGAATCGTGATAACAATGCTTTCATGGCCATCGGTTCGACACCGCCTGCAGTCCCGACAATTACAGCAAGCAACGGAGGAGTACATACGGAACCTGTTGCCGATACCGCTACAAGGTTGGAAACTGGGGTATACGATTGGGCCATTGTGGCTGTAAATAAGTACGGTCATAAGTCGACACCATCAGAAGATGCTCATATCCAGAATATCACGATTGCCGAGAATGAAAAAATGATGTTTACGGTTGTCGATGGTGGGTCCGGATCGGGATTGACGGCTACGGCTTTTGAAGTATATCGACGGTCACATGCGGATAGCGGCA